GGTACTTCCAACAAAAAAGTTGTAAGTTTATTAACTGAGGTGTTTAACCTCTTAAACGCTGTTTCAGCGTCTTTGCCTCCTCGCAAATGCAAGGTGGCATCCTCTTCTGAAGAATTGGCTCGGACAGTTTTTAAACTGCCCCAGCACATTAAAAATCCTCAGGAGAAGGAGCGGATGACAGAACTCCGCAACCGTGCTAATGCAGGGTTGAGGATCATTGCATCCCAAAGTTTTACTGCAAGTAGGACTTTCGTGGCATTAAAGCCAGTAAAGCCCGAATTGAAGTATGAGGTGAATCCTCGCTATCGTGAAGCCCAAGTGGACCTCGAAAGCAAGGGAACACCCATCCCTGTCGGTCTGAACCCTAAGAGGCTTAGCCTCGTTAAGGAGTTTTCAGACGCAGACACGGATGCCATCAAGGAGACGATTGGTTCTTACGCATTGCGACAGAACAACTCGTCTGTCCGCCTTGTGAGCCTTGTTAGACTAGCCTTACAGGTTGGCCTACTCGACTCCCCAGGCGAATACTCTCCTTGGTTTGGCAACGAAGTTGTGATCTCCATCTCCGACGAGGAGAAGAAGACTGAATTTTCTAAAAAGAAAATTTCTTCTGACAAAGCTCTGCTTGCCGAGTGTAAAACACTTGCAGCAGACCTTAAAAGTCTGGAAGTCACTCTTCGTGATCTAACTCGAGTAATGACGGATCATTGGGACGGAGTCCCCGTGGTCCTACCCGAGTTAGCGGAGGTTATTGTGGAGCTCCCTTTTTCGGGAGCCCTACGTAACGTTCCTTATGCCCCCCACAAGCAATTCCTTTCCGAAAAGGAGGGAATCAGTGCCACTGATGTGGCGCTGGATTGTGTGTTGGCATATGTTGCCGCTCTCGACCGTATGCGGTCAAAGGTGGACCTGAATGACTATGTCTCCAGGGCCCCCCTGATCGCGGTCGCCAAGGGACTACCTGTCTCCATGCCGGATGTCACGTTCAAGAAATTGAACGCGGACTCCTGGTCTGGGGACTTTTCGTCTCTTGAGGCAGCGGTTGCATGGAGGCAGCTACTCCTTAGTTGGAATGCTGCATTTCCTCACAACCGTGTTGCCTATAGCGACAAGGGTGCTCAAGAGGCACCACGGCTCCCAAAGTTCACTAAGGGAGTTAAAAACCTAGCTGCCGTTGTTACGGCAGAGGGTACCGTGATACCTCCTAAGCAACAGCACGCACCTGGTCCAAAAAAGGCCTCTGGGGCAAAGGCAAAGCCTAACCCCCAAAAAGAGGCCACTAAGGTCCAGGCCGTCGTCATCCCAGCCACCAAAGAAGGTGTCTGGGGTAAAGACATCGGCCCCAACTCTGAGCTTGAAAAACTCAAAGCGGCCGTGCGTGCTCTGGGGTTCGACCTCACTCCTCTCTCCACGACCGCTGTGGCTTCAGCAAATGCTGAAGTCCTGGCACCACTACCCGAAAGGGCGGTGGCCTCAGGATTGCCCGGCGTAGTGGAGAAAACCTCTGCTGATGCAGGGGTTGAGGGAGTGGGGCCTGAAACCCCATTGTTACCTTTGGTAACAGATGTCTTCCCCAACGAGCCTCTAGAAATAGATGCTGCGTCGGAGGCGTCATCTGGCGAGGAGGCACGCCCCTGCTGCATAACCTGTCAGAAGAATATCCCTCGAAAGGGACAGACTATCTGCAAGGTTTGTAAAGCAGTCGGGGCAGCCTCCTCACCTGCTGGTGAGGCCCAGGCCTCACAACCTGAGGAGCCCAAAGCTGGGCCTTCCAAGGCTGGTCCAAAACCGAAAGGTAAAGGACCAGCTAAGGAAAATAAGCAGAAGCCTGAGGAGAAATCCAAGGGTTCTGCTAACTCCTCTGCAAAGGCAGAGGCCAAGCCCAGACCGAAAGGTAAGGGTAAGGCCAATGCCAATGCAGCCAAGGGTGCTCCCAAGGGAACACCCAAGGCAGGTTCCGCCAATAAGGCGGACCAGCAGAAACCAAAGGAGGAGGAGGAAGTTTCCTGCCCCCGCTGCGGCATGATGGCGAAAAATTATTTTCACCATATATTGAGGTGTAAAATCCTTAACAAGCGTTCCTACGACGCTGAAGGAGCTCCCATAAAGGGAATTCCGTCAGGTCAGAGGTACGGTTTGTCAAAGGATAAGGTCGAGCGAATTCGCAAGGCCTTAAACCTCAGCCTAGGCGGGGAAGGGGAACCAAAACGCCAGTCAGTGCCCAGGTGGGCAATGAGGTTGTTTGCCATGTATGGCAACACCGTACTGGCGGTTCTTCCGACCCTGACAACCGAAGCCCAGCGGTTGGCCTATATAAAGGCCAACCCCAACGGTAATTCTACCGGTTGGGCTGACGTTGTCACCGCTTTGAGACAGCAGTATGACGGCTTAAAGCTCAAATTCGCTAAAACGCGATTGAGTACTAAGCCAAAGTCTGCTGGTGAGAAGGCCTATTCAAAGGCCTATCTCGCGATCCGCCAACAGGCGGATGCTCTCATTAAGCGGTTCCCGGACTCTGGTAAGTCCCTCACCTTCCTGCCATCATGGGCGTCTTTAAAGAAGCCCACTCAGGCAAGGAAGGGGAAGGCCCCCACCAAGCCCGTTGCAAACGTGGCACAGGCTGCCCCTGCCGCTCCCTCGGGAGGGGCTATGGACAGCCTAGATGCCATGTTTGCAATATTGTCAAAGTTTGCCGATGTATTCAAAAAGTTTAAGTGAGCTTTTTGCTCCTTACACTGCTGAACTCGTCGGCTTCCAACCTATCCGGATAGGGGGGAAATTATTTTCCCCCCTCCGGTTTGATGGGAGTTCTTTGACAGTGGTAATAAAGAAGTTTGCATACCCTGCGGAGTTCCGCAAGATTTGCACTCGACTTTATAAACCACTTCGGGTTAACTGCCCCGCGGAGCTTCAGTTCAAAGGCCGTTGTGCCCCCCTTCAGTGGAGGGACAATTTGGTCAAGTACTTTGCCCCGCGAGGAGGAGTGCCAACACACCTTTTTAAGGCGTTGGAGGCAGACCGTGGTTGCCCGATAAACTGCTCCCTAGACTTGGGTTATCAAAACACCCTCTGGAAAGAGGGTGTCCTTGAATACCTAAGCCGTACGAACGATGTGCTCACCCAGCAAAGGGTGATGTACTTCCGTTTCATGGGAACAGTTTGGAGGGCTCTCATCCTTGCCTTCGCTAACTGTGGTTTTAAACCAACGTTAGCTTGGCGGGCTGAGGCCCTCCGTCGGTGTTTGGCAGATCCCGAAGGCCTCGCTGCAGAGATTAAAACCTCTGCTGGCGAGGCTCGTGCGGAGGCCTTTTTGGGGACTCCGCACCTTTCGGGTATGTTCCAGTGCCTTTCTGTGTTGAAGGATTTTCAAAAACTCCAATACAGCATGGTTGCTAGAGCTCTGCCTGCACCGCTCTACCAAGACGATGATGTCATAGATCCATACTTGGAACGAATGACATCGGAGCCCGCAGTCCTAGATGACTTCCCAGCTTGGGTTGCCGACTGGTTCTTCAGGCACCGCCCAAAACGTATCCACCATGGTGGTTTTACGATTGGGGCATCGTCTTGTGTAGAGCTATCCCGTCTTGACGGGGGCAAGGCTGCCACAATCTCCACCTTGGTAGAGATAGGCCGCCAATTCAGAGAGAAGGGCCCTAAAGGCCTTTCCCTCTTTGAAGCCCCTGCCGTTTACGGGATGGCGCTCAAAGTCCAGTCGGGATGGCAGGATATGATCCTGGGCAGTCTGCTGGTCTGTGAGCAATTACACGCCAAGGGAATAACCCCTGGCGCGTATATTATCGTGGCTCCTGAGAAAGGACTCAAGACACGTCTTCCAACTGCGGGCATTGCGCCAGTACTTGTTTTACAACACTTACTACGCATGTATGTTGACCAGTTTCTGGTTAACGATGCCCGCATCGGCCCAAGTATCACCCCTGGGGATGCATTTCGCAACCCCATTGGCGAACCTGGGCCAGACCTGTTCTTAAGGTCATTGGACGCCACGACAGCAACAGACCTGCATCCATTCTCCCTTCAAAGGGGAATCTATTCAGCTCTGTTTGAATATCTCCCGGACTTGGAGTTCTTCCACCGCTTAAAAGCGCTGGTTCCTCTTCTTTGTGGTCCGAGGGTACTGTTGGAGGATCGGCCTTGCGGCTACCCCAGACAAGCTTATAAGCTTACCTGTGGCAACCCGGTCCCATCCTCCCCAGGGCGGCAGTCTTTCAGAGATTATCTCGAAAAGACTGCCAAGGGGTACTGTGAATACAATTCTGGTAAGATTTCCAGAGAATATTCCAGCCGTGGTTTAAGTTGTGTTGAGTGCAACTTTAAGGCGCCGAAAGGTGCCTATGAGTTGTGTCAAAACCACTTTAACCAGGCTGGTCATTCTAGGGATCTATCTAGCCATGATGCATTCACTAGAATCCCCTTCAGCAGTGGACAGGGCATAGGCCTTGAGTCTACGCTTGAGCTCCCCTTGGGGAGCGAGCGAGCCCCATGGCCCTCCAATCTAATTGATCTGGTGGTAAATTACCATCAGACTTATCAGAGGGATGGGCCTAAATCCACTGTTGGAGCGATGATGGGGGAACCTACGTCCTGGCCCGGCTTATCCATACTTAATGTGTGGTGCTGGGAAGGATCTGTCCCCTTTCATCGGTGGTCGGAATTACGTACCACTGGCGATGACGCCTTTGGTTTTGTAACTCTTGAGGAGTCCTCCCGCCTAACTCAACTCATTGAGAAGAGGGGCGGGAAGATTTCGACCACTAAAGATTTCCTTTCGAAGGAGTTTGGCCTCTTTACAGAGGTCATTACAGACTCGAGAGGAGAACCCCTTGGTGTAAACCCAATTTCCACCCTTGTGGGCCCCTTTGGGGGCTCAAAAGGTACGGTTAATTGGGCGGCATGTCCGTCTCACACAGAAGCTGTGGTTAAACGGGTTAACGGCCTTCCATTTCCTAAAAGGATTTGGAAGCGTTCCCGCTTCTACAATGACTGGCGAACGGCTGCCAACACCGGTCTCCCATTAGGTATGCCCTCTTTTACAGGGGGCATCTCCCTGCCTCCTTTAGGACTTCACCCTTTTAAGGGTAAGGTCCTTAGGAAGTGGGGATTCCTCTTGGGAAACATTTCGCGCCGAGAGTTCGTCGAGAGAGGCCTAAACCTTTGTCTGTCACGCCAACCCCGTTTTGGGGCTGGGCTGGCAGAAATAGCTAGGGCAAACCTCGAGGTTTGGATCGGCACGCAACCTCTGATGTTAAGGATCACGCTCAGAAAGAATTTGGACAAATTGTCCGAAGCTCTCTTTGCGGGATACTTTACCCCTGCACCCGAAGGGAAGCTCAATCTCATCGGAGATGGAGTGTCAGCTGAAAAGCTGATACTCGAATTCCGAAGTCATGATGCTCTCCTGCGTCTAATGCGTGGGGAACTTCCGAGGATGGGAGAGAATGCTCCCGCAGTCTTTAAGGCTGCGGAGCGTTTTTCCTCCCGGGTCCACAGGTTACCTTCGACCATAAAGGTTCGAAGGGTTGGATCCCTTATCCAGCGTGTTCGCACGCTGGGAGAGTTCCATATCTCTGGAATCACGCCCGATAATCCGCTCGTACTCTTCCCCAGCACTAATGTGCTGAGGCAGGAGGCCGAGCCTGATGACGGGACGGAGCAATTCCTTGCCTACCCTCCTCTTCGGGATTATCCCGATATGAGGTACCGCAGGTAAGGAAGCCTCCGGCTTCCGGGGGTTAACCCCCGTTTTGGCCGTA